ACGTGGACGATGTCGTCGAAATTTGGCCGGAGAACGAGCAGGCCTGGCGGCTGTTCTGCTACGCGCAAACGCAATGGCGCGTGGGAGCAAGTGGCGCGTCGGGGCTCGACTATACCCCTGTGCAGCACAAGATGGACCGAATGAGACTGAGCCCCGAGGAGTACGAGGAGCTCGAGGAGGATATTCGGACGATGGAGTTCGCCGCCATTGAGGCGATGAACGAAAAGGACTGACCAGGCCGCCATGTGCGGCCTTTTTCATGGGCGCCGCATGTCTGAGATCACCAACACCGCAACAATCCGAGTTGTAGCTGATGCGTCGGGTGTCGAGGCAGGACTGCGCCAGGCTTCCGATGCTGCGCGGCAGACGGGGCGAGCCGTTTCAGAGGTTGGTGCCGGCGCCACCGCGTCTGCGCGCAACGTCGAGGCGGCCCAGCGTAACATCGTTCAGGCGATTCAGCGTACGACCATCGCCATGGAGGCCGGCGGCAAGTCGACCGCGGCCTACTATGAGCTGCTTGCCAGTCAGCGCGGCGTCGATCCGGCCGCCCTGGCGCCGTACATCGCACAGCTGAGGGCCATCGAGCAGGCTCAGGCGGGCGTCGCCCAGGCGGCAGCCGCTCAGCAGGCACAGCAATTGCGCGCAGCCGAGTCGGCGCGCGTGCAAGCTGCAGCGCAGCGGGAGCTCGCCCAAGCGCAGGCAACGCGTGATAACTTCCTTTCCGGGCTGCGGGAGCAGGTTCAACTGTTCGGGCGCTCCGCCGAAGAAGTGATGCAGTACCGCGCCGCCCAAGCTGGAGCATCGCAAGAGGCTGCGCACCTGATCCTGCAGCTGCAAAACATGCGCGCAGCCCAGGAGCAAGTTGCCCAAGCGGCACGCGATCAAGCAGAGGCCCAGCGCGCCGCCGCGCGCGAGCAGGCGGGCCGCGACTCGTTCATCGACAGCTTGCGGCAGCAGGCCGATGCGATCGGTCGCACCCGCCTCGAACTCATGGAGCTACGCGCAGCGCAGCTGGGCGTGTCAAATCAGGCTGCGCCACTCATCGCACGTCTACGAGAAGCTGAAGGTGGGCTGTCGAGGACTGGCGCCTCGGCGGCGCAAACTGCGGCAGCCCTGCGAATGGTGCCGGCCCAGGTGACCGACATCGTCACCTCGCTCCAGGGCGGTCAGGCGCCGCTTACTGTTTTCCTGCAGCAGGGCGGGCAGTTGCGCGACATGTTCGGAAGCAGCGGCGCCGCCGCACGGGCGCTGGGCGGCTATGTCATGGGCTTGATTACCCCGTACACAGTCGCCGCTGCGGCGGTGGGCGTGCTGGCCGTCGCCTATCATCAGGGCAGCGAAGAAGCGCGCAAATATAGTGCGGCGCTTATCACCTCCGGCAATGCTGCCGGAACCTCTTCCGACAAGCTGGCCTTGATGGCGCAGCACATCAGTGGCAGCATCGGCACGCAGGGCGCAGCAGCTGAGGCGCTCACCTCGCTGGTTGCCACCGGCAAGGTCGCCGCCGACAATCTGGAATACTTCGGTACCGTGGCGATCCGGGGGCAGCGTGCGCTTGGCCAAAGCGTGGCCGATACCGCAGGTGAGTTTGCCGAGCTGGCAAAGTCGCCGGTATCTGCGCTCGAAAAGCTGAACGAGCAGTATCACTTCCTGACTGGGTCGATCTACGAGCATGTGCGCACACTGCACGAGCAAGGGCGTGACTATGAGGCTGCCCAGGCCGCGCAACAGGCATATGCCAACGCGTTCGACGGCGTTACCGCGAAGGTAGAAAAGAACCTTGGCGCCATGCAGAAGGGTTGGCGCGGCGTCACGGACTTCGCCAAGGGCGCGTGGGATGCCATGCTCAATGTTGGCCGCGAGGATACGCTCGAGGAAAAGCTAGCGAAAGTGCGCAAGTCCATTGAGAAGGCGAGTAAGCCGTTCGATGAGGCAGTTGGTGGCAATGCCGAGGACCGCGTCAATCTCAAGGCGAACAAGGACCTGGAGGCCAGCCTCGAAAAGCAGATCGCAGCGCGGGATCGTGAGGCGGCGCTTGAGGCCGGCAAAGCGCGGCTCAACACTGCAGACCTTGAATGGTCGAAAGTCAAACTGTCGAATCTCTCGCGACAGAAGCAACTTGAAAACGAGCTCAATACGGTTCGAAACAAGGGGCTCGAGGCCGGCATTTCCGACAAGGACATCAGTGACGAGCTATTGAAGGTGCGGCAGAAGTACGCTGACATCTTCAATGCTGGCGTCGATTCGAATATCGCCGCCATGAAGCGCCGCGACCAGGTGGCGGACGTACTCGAGCAGCGCGAACTTGCCCGCATCATGGCACTGCGCACTGCTGGCGGCATGAGCGAGGATGACTCGATCGCGGCGACCGCAAATGCTGAGTTGGCGGCATTCACCCGTAAGCGGGCACTCCTTGAGGCTGAGCTCGCGTTGACCAAACAGAAGGCAAACAGCGTCAAGGAACAGGCCGACCTAGAAGGGCAGATGGCCGTTCTGGACGAGCAGCGTAAGAGCCGCGCAATCCAGCTCACGCAGGACCTGTTCGCTGCCGAGCAAAAGCGTTATCGTCTGGCCGTCGATAATTCGGCCAACCTGATCGAAAAGGAGATGGCTGAGCTCAATAGCCTGAGGCAGCAGACCCAGAGCCAACTCGACTACAACGAGGCGATCGGCTTAACTCAGAGGCAGGTCGCAGCTCTCACCGCGGCCAGACTGCGGGATGCAGCCGCCCGCAAGGATGCCGAGGCGGACATAGCCGAGGGCCTGGACCTGACTGGCGAGCGCGCAGCGCGCATCCGCGACGAAGCAACGGCTATCCGCGAGCGTGCCGCCGCCCTACTCGAGGGCGCTGCCAAATCGGAGCGTTACGACCAGTGGAAGCAGGCCGTGGACCAATATGGGCAAGTCTTCCAGCAGGGCTTTGCCGACATGCTGAACAACGGTAAAGACGGCTGGTCGTCGTTCACGAAGTCGCTGGTCACGACGTTTAAGACGTCGGTTGCCGACCAGATTTACAAGATGTTCGCCCAGCCGCTCGTCATTCAGATGGTCGGCAACCTCATGGGGGTCAATCAGTCCGCCATTGCGCAGCAAATAGCTGGAAGCGCTAGCTCAAGCGGATCAAACTCGTTCATCGGAAGCGCCCAATCCGCAGCCGGCCTGTACTCTGCAGGCAAGACGATGTACGCCGGCTTCCAGTCCGGTATCACGAGCAGCATGGGCGGCGCGATTACGTCCATGGGCAACCTGTTCGGCTCTACCGCCATGTCCTCGTTTGGCGCCGGCATGAGCTCGCCCGGTGCAGGCGCGATCATGGCCGAGCTTTCCCAGGGGACGGCAACCGGTAGCGTGGCTGCGGCGGACACCGCGCTCGCGACTAGCGGAAGTGCTGCAGCGGGCGCAAGCGCGGCAACCTACGCCATCCCGATTGCCGGCTGGATCATGGCCGGAATGGGGTTGTCAAAATCGCTTTACGCTAACGGCTGGGACGCGAGAAACGGCACCCTGGAAGACCCGCTCAAGCTCGCCGGCGGAAGCCAGATCTTTGACAATATTCTGCGCGGCATTGGCCTGAGCGACAGCACGGCCAACATGTTCTCGGGCATGTCGACCTACGCCAAGCTGTTCGGACGCAAGAACCCGAAGATCGAATCCCAAGGCATCGAAGGCACCGTTAGTTCGTCGGGATTTGCTGGCGACGCGTTCGCAAAAATCATCGAGGAGGGCGGCTGGTTCCGCAGCGACAAGCGGTACACCAATACGGCTCCACTGAGCACGGCGCAGGATGCTGGGCTGGATAGCACGGTCCAGAGCATGATGTTGGCCGTGCACGGGTTCGCTGATGCGTTGGGCGTCAAGGCCGATCAGATTGATGGCTACACCAAGGCTATTAACCTGACGCTCACCAGCGACGACGCGAAGAACCAGGAGCTGATCACCAAGCTGTTCGGCGACATCGGTGACGAGCTGTCGCTTAAACTCGTTCCCGACTTGGATAAGTTCACCAAGTCGGGCGAAAGTGCCTCGGCCACGCTCCAGCGCCTGGCCGGCGACTTCAAGGGCACCGACCAGGTTGCGCAGTTGCTGGGCTTCTCAGCCGATCGGCTGTTTGGCGCGGCTGACTTCGGTTCGGCGAAGGCCCGTGAGCAGTTGATCGACCTCGCCGGCGGCCTGTCGGTGTTGAGCCAGCAGGCGGCATTCTTCAATCAGAACTTCTTATCGGACGCTGAGCGGATCAAGCCAGTGGCCGAGGCGCTCGACAAGGCGCTGGCCAGCCTGGGCCTGAGTTCAATCCCTAAAACGCGGGATGAGTTCAAGGCGCTCGTGAACTGCCTCATTGATTCCGGTGCAGCGGCAACCGAGACTGGCGCCAAGCAGCTCGATTCGTTGCTGGCCCTAGGCGCGGCGTTTGCTCAGGTTCATCCGGCGATGGATGCGACGACCGATGCCGCAACCAAGGCTGCAGATGCTCTGCAGTCCATGAAGGATGCTGCGAGCGGGCTTCTGGGTGGCGTCGACAACTCGTTCTCCGTGCTCCAGAAGGTCGTCGGGCGCGAGAAAGCCGCGGTGCAGGTGAGCGTCGATGCGCACACCGCAGCCTTCACCAAGCTGCAATCCCTGTCGCAAGCGCTTCACAGCACGCTCGACTCGCTGAAGTCTCCGGACCAGAAAGCGATGGAGCGCGCCGTCGGTCAGGCGCAGATCCGCGCCGCGCTGGCGATTGCCAAGGCTGGCGGACCGCTGCCGGATGCCGACAGCCTGAAGGGTGCACTCTCAGCCATTCAGCAGGATGCTTCCTCGCAGTTCAGTAGCTACACGGACTACCTGCGTGATCTGTACCAAACCCAAAACGACATCGCAGCACTCGGTGATGTGACGGATACCCAGTTGTCGGTCGAGCAGAAGGCGCTCGATGCGGCGAAGGAGCAACTGAAGTCGCTCGATCAGATCCTGACGAATGCCCAGGACCAGATCGACGTCCTCAAGGGGATCGACACCAACGGGTTGACCTTGGTGCAGGCAATGCAGGCGCTGACCCAGGCGATCGTAAACGCGAAGAGCAATCCGATCGTGGGCGCAACCTCCGCGATCAATGGCGCCTACCAGCAGTACCTGGGCCGCGCTCCGGATGCCGAGGGGCTTCAGTGGTGGCAGAACGCAGCCGCCAGTGGTGCGCCGGTCGATCAGATTGTCGGAGGTATCGCCGGCTCAACAGAAGCGGAGCTCAACCGGCTTTACCGTAGCAACCTGAATCGTGCCCCGGACGCTGGTGGCCTCAGGTTCTATATGGGCGCCTACGGTGAGCAGATGGACGCCGCTGAGCACGCCGACTGGCTGAAGAACGTCATGGCCACCGACGAGTACAAGAAATTGCACCCGTTTGCGGTCGGCGCCAACTTCATCCCAGAAGACATGCCGGCGCTCGTGCACAAGGGCGAGCGGATCATTCCGGCGGCCGATAACCGGGCGCTCATGGCGCGGCTGTCCAACCCATCGGATAACAGCGCTGTCCTGGTCGAAGCAATCAAGTCTTTGACTGACAAGGTCGAGCAGCAGCAACGCGCACTCG